TGGTCCGCGTACATCGGATCTACCGCTACAACCGCGTCGCTCGCCGCTGCGAGATGAGCCGCCGTCCAGCCTGTATGACCGCCAATGTCCAGCCAGGTCCCCCAGAGCTGCGAGGCAATGTGATACAGGATCGCCGCTTCATCATGCGTGAAAAAGCCGCAATCGGGAAAATGTTCCCGGTCGCTGATCACGTCATGCCCGCGCGAATGGGGCATCGGGCGCGAGATCGTATGCTTGAAGAACGGCTGGAGATCCGGCGCATTCAGGTTCGAGCGGTAGATCATTGGCGTTAATACGGCGGCTCCGCTGGTCTACCATGCCGCTCACAGAGGCCTATGAATCCGCTGACGAAACTCAGCGTCATCGCTGGTGGACCACCATAAAGCCTCACAGTGTCATCCTCCTCCAAACACACAGATAGGTAATCGCCTGGATTGGCCCGCGAGTCAACCCACAGCAAACCGTAGCCGGGAAGATCCCGTTTGAAGACAAATGGGTTTACCCTCCACCTTTCGTACTCACTGCAGTAGGCAAATCCCATCGCCTTGAGCTTGTCGGCAATCTCTTGTTTATCCATAAGCCTGATATCCAAGCAGCCCAAAGTCCCGCCAAGAATGCCGGCGCACCGCTGCCCGGAACTCCTCACCAAAATCGTAGTCTGTCCGGCGAACCGTCGCGCCGACAATCGGCAATGGATGCCACCCGCGAACGAACGGCAATGCCCGCAGATCCGCCTCCAACCGCTCGTACCCCATGAGTTGGATCTGCTTGTATGGTACGGTCGCCCGCTGAAGTGTAGTAATCAGCGGTGCCCAATTGGCCTTGTCGCTGTGCTCGGCGCACCAGTCCACGAATTCCGCCGGCGTCATATCCGCCCTCATGCCCCACTGCGCCCAACCCCGCCCCTCATCCGTGTTGGCAAGGTAGCCGGTGCTCCAAAATTCCTGCTTCATTAGCCGGTAAAGGCTCGCCATGCGCGAGTAGGGGTTCCGGACAATCGCGAAGATCAGTTTACCTTGGTGCTCCGGCGGAATCTCGACGGAATGATGATCGCCGCCCGGATTGACCCCGGAGTAATAGTCGCGCAACCAGTGATCAATCGCCCGGCTCGCCGTCCGCGGCATCGCCAGGAACACGTATTCGGGACCGATAACCATTTACAGCGGCTCGTGTCCGGGGAAGCCGGCTTGCTTGCGGTCCATGAACAGATTACGGTGCGCCCGGAGCGTCCAGTTCTTGTCTTTCAAATGCTCCGGCTCCGGCTCATGCTCTCGCACCCAATGCCGGTGATAATGAGTCAGGTCTGGACGCTGCCAGAGCACACCGAGCGCCTTGGCGACCTCGTACAATTCCTCGTCCACATACATGTGCCACCAGCCGGGCCAGAACGGCCCTCCGCCGCCGTACATCCGCTGGCAAAACTCCAGCCCAAGCCACGGGGAGCCACAGACGTGCTCCGAGTAGACGTGCTGCCCGCTGCCCCACCGGTCCCCTGTCGGCTGCATCACGCCGAACGTCCCACCGAAATGCCGGGTGCATTCCTCGGCAATCTCCAACGGCGGCCTCGGGTCCGGCTCGATGTCATCACCACCCGTAACAATCCACGACACATCAGGATCTGCGTATCGGACCTCCCGGCACAGTGCATTCACCGCCTTCGCGTAGCCTGGATATTCGCCCATGAGAACCAGATCAGCCGGTATCTCATCTCGATCCCGCCAGACAGCGATCCGATAGCCCTTCTCTCGCCAAAGCGGAATTGTGCCGCCATCGGGCCGGGCGGATGGGATGGCAAACCAGACGCTCATACTATACGACGCCAACACGGCGCAGTCACGCGCTTGCTGCTCGTGTTTCCGGCGTGAATTCTCGCCACAATGTGATTGCCGCCGGGCACCACGATAGCCTTCGCCCCACGCTGGAATTCGCCGTCCTCGCTCTCGTTTAAGTCCAGGAATGGGCGGCGGCGCCAATAGTCACGCCAATACATCAGCGTCACGCCAGGTGCATAGTGCGGATCATTGCTGATGTACAACCAGCGCCGTCCGCGCTCATCCTCGAAGACCAGCGGGCAGTAACCAGTCATCTGCGTATCAGTCCTGGCCAACCGCGCCACCTGATCCGCAATCCGGTCTGGCGCGTACATATCATCGGAGTCCCAATGGCAGATGATGTCGCCATGAGCGATGGAACACGCCAGATTCCGCTTCGCGCCAATGCTCATTCGCGGCGCCCGCTCATAGATGATGCCGGGACCCCGTGGCGGTGTGAGAAATGACGGCTCCAGCCGGTCATCTACAATCACGATCTCCCGCACCGGGTAGGACTGTCGCCGCCACATCTCGACCGCTTCGGCGGCCATGCGGCAGCGTCCCCTTGTCGGCATGATCGCCGAAACGAGCAATTCAGAACGCATAACTGACGGTTCGGGCCTCCAGCAGCATCTGTAGCCCGAAATCTAATGTCGGCGAGATTTTACCGTCTTGCAACCAACCCGCGCGATTCTCGAATAAGGCGGCTGCAATTAGCAGAATCGGTGCCTTGTCGTCATCGCGGGCTTCGGTTATCGGACTCGTCGTCTCGATCCCTGCCTTGTAGCGGATCTTGATAGGTGATGCCGGATAAAGCGTCGCGCTAGGCCACGATTTGCCGTACCCCAGCACGAGCTTGCCTGGCAATGAGTCCGTGTCGGCGATGTAATTGCTTGAGTCCCAGGTGGTCGTTTCGCCGTCGCTATCGGTATACTTCAGGCTCGTGATTGAAATGAGCGGCGTTGCTCGCGGAAGCTCCACCTCGTCCTCGTCCGGGAACTCATCGAGCACGATCTCCCACTCGGTCTCATGCACGGTGCGCCCGGTCCGACGCTCGTAATATTGTCGAGCAGCCACCCGGCAGATTTCGAGCTGGTTATCCCATAAGGAATCATCGCTCGCAATCCCAAGTTGCCGCTTGAGTTCAGCGACAGATATAGCTTCCGTGGTCGGTGCCGTAATGAGATTCGGCGTAATCGTCGCCATCAGTACTCGCGCCAGCGGACGTTGACCAGCAGCTTTGAGACGGTCGCCGATTCGGTCCTGATCGTCAGGGCTTCGCCAGCGGTCAGTGAGACGTCTTCAAGCGAAACACTTAGCGTGGTATAGCCCACGACCTCGTACTTGTGCAAGACGGTCGTCCCGGAGATCGAAGTGCCATAGGTCGCTAGCGCCGTGTTCGCCGCATCTCCGCTGTGGGTCTTGTTGACCGTGAGCGACGTGCCGGAACTGTAGGTCCCGTCACGCTCCACGGTGATCTCAACATCATCAGATGAATAGACCGTGACACGGAAGCCGCCGGCCGTCACCGCGGTGCCGGAAGGAAGGCGTACCGTGACAACTTCAGCGGACGAGCTGAGTGATGCTTCACGCTGGACAACGTAAGTCCCACGTTGCGCCCATGCCGCCGGTGCAGCAAGCGCGACAGCGAGCAGTGCAATAAGGAATCTTTTCATTCGCTTTTCCCCCGACAGTGCAATCGTGCCTCGCGCGCGCTGGGGCACATCACCCCGCAGACACGGCAAGGCGTCGGCTTCGGCGGACGGCCCCGCTTGTGCTCCTGCGGCAGAAAGGCTTTCACCGAATATTGAGTGATCGCCTTCGGCTCCACGACGGGCGGGTAGTATTTTTCCGCCAGCCCGCGGCGCATCAGGCTCTCCGCAACGTGAGGCGGTGCCTCGAAGATCTGCCCCGGTGCAACGTGGCCGTAGAAATCCGCATTGGTAAGCGGGCGATTAGCCCGTAACTGGATCGGCATGGTAGATTCTCCGAAAAGGAAGGGGGGAGGCGCTCGGAATGGTTGGTGCTCTCGACTGCTTTGGCTCGCTCCAGCGGCTTGGTACTCTCTTAATATATGGCTCGCCTTATGGTTTGAGCGCCTCTCTTCCTATTTTAGCACCCGTTAAAAGCTGGATGCGTAGATCACAGCGTCACTGCGGTAGGTCGTGAGTGCCAGCCGCTCCTCAGCCCGGATTGCCACGAGATTCTTCGTAAAGTAATCGCTGTGCTCCGTGCTGATTACTACTTGAGCCTGCTGGCGGTCCCACAGCGCCACATGGGTTGCGAACGCGCCAACAAGGCAGGTTCCAGCGGTCATCGCGGTGGTCGTGGCCACCGGCAAACCCCACAGGGTAGGCTCAGCGACACCCTGCGGCCCGCCAAGCAGATACCGCCCAGTGCCCGCGGCGCGCTCCTCCGTCTTCAAGGTCTGGATCAGCCGCCAATCCGTCGGATGCATCACGACACCGGTAGCCGTCAGGTTCGCAGCCTCGATCTGCTCAATCATCCGGGCAACCTTGTCGATTTTGGTGTCATTGGATTGCGCATATGTGCTGCTATCATAGGCCGTCGCCTCGTTGGTCAAGCCGCTGAGATTCTGCCCCGTGGCATCGCCGGACAGAATCTGTTTGTCTTCCTCGTCCATCAGGCCGTCAATCAATCGCTGATTGATGTAAGCCTGCAAGCCCTGGAAGTCATCCAGGATCTGCCGGGATGCCGGAATCCAGTGTGCGATGGTGCGAACGTTCTCGTAATCGATCGTAAAAGTGAGTGCCGATTCCTCCTTGGCCGAGGCCTCAACCTGCGGCGAGGCGTTGCTGGTGAAGACGTTTTCCTTCACGAATTCCACCGCGTTATTGCTCGTGGTGAATCGCGGAATCAGGTCCCGCATCCGGTTGCGGCGCACGCCCGGCTTGACGATTCCCGGCACGCGCGAAGGCACCAGAATGCCCGGCGTCGAACTGCCGACCGCCGAACTGGTGATCGTGGTCTTGAAATCCCCCGGAAAGAACGTCTTGACCGGCACCTCCAGCGAAATACCGCGAATGTGGCCATCACCCCGAACATGCCCAGCGAACTCCTTAAAGGCGTCATTCTCGACCACGACCTCGCCGATAGACTTGGTTTCGCTGACGGTATTCGGCGCGATGTTGCGCTGTTGTGCCGCCTCAAGTTCATCCAGGCGGCGCAAGGCTTTCTCGGCCTTCTCCTTCGCCTCCTTTGCCGGTGCACCCAACGCTTTCAGCTCTTCGTAGTGCTGCTTCCACATCTCGCGCTGGGCTTGCAGCGCTTGCGTCATATCGTTTTTGACATCTTCTAATGTCAGCTTATCAGGCATAATGCCCTCCTCAGAATGGATTTTCCGTGATGGCCTTTACCAAGGCATCGCGGAATTGTTTCAACTGCTCCGAGTGGAGGGCATCTTCCTCCGGCTCGTCGCTCTTGTATTCGTCGGCTCCCTCTGAAGTGGTGGCGGCTTCACTCGAAGTGCCACCGGCTTCACCCAAGAGTGACTTCAAATCTGTGATGACTCGCTCAATCGCTTCACGGGCAGCGGGCTTGAAGCCGCGCCCGTCTGCGGCGGCCCCCTTATGCGCCCGCCGCATCTCGTCAAACTCTTCCATCGCCACCGCGTAGTTCGCCCGGAACTCATCAAGTAGCGCGTCAACCCGGTCCTCTTTCGCGGGCCGGTCCGTCTCTTTATCGAGCAGTGTTTCCAGCAGCTTACTTGCCAGAGCTTCAACCTGCGAGAACGGCAGCATTAGGGCGTTGCGCACGGCGAACTCGTTGTCCAGTTCGCTCTTCACGTCTGTGACTTTCGCGCGCTCATTCGCCGGGAAGGTAACAAGCGCCACCTCCCAGAGCTTGATTTCCTTGAGGTGACGGTAGCCGTCCTCGGAATCCTCCGGCTCAACCGCCTTGACCGTTGTGAATCCGATGGATAGCCCGCGAACCAAGCCCTTCTTCAGTCGGATGTAGGCCGTCTTGGCGTTGGGCAGTTCGAGTTCCAGCTTGCCGGTGATCTCCAGGCCCTGCTTGGTGTCTTTGAGCGTCCCCAGCCCAATCGGCTCCCGGTAATCGTGCTGCCAGGTGATGATAATCTGCTTGCCATTCTCGCGGATGGTCTTGCGGAAAGCGCCCGGCTCCACCACGTCGCCGCGAGGCCGACAAAGGTTCCATCTTCCTTGAGGGATTTGCACTCGAAATTGAGCGTCTTTTCCTCGCGCTCGTCCGGCTTCTCCTTCAGCGTCGGGGGCTCCATCCCAGCATCTTTGAGATGTGTAGCGAGATGATCATAGACGCCGCGCCGATCAGCAGCAGGGATCGTGGTCCCCCCGCGCCCACCGTTCAGTACGCCAATTAGATTACTACAAGCCCTCGTGCTGGCCGCTTGGGGCTTACCCTCGGGGGAAACAAAATGGTGGCCGAACCGCCAATAGGATTTGACATCGCTCTCCGGATCACGCCAGGCGTAAATCTTTTCGTAGTAGCTGCGCGGTTGACCGCTCAGAACACGTCGCTGTTTCAACGCCCCATCCCAAGGGGAATCATCAGTTGCTGTATGATGTGGCTTAACTGCTGGCATTTCCAGCCCTCCCTTGGCGAACGCCTCCGCTTGGCCGCGAAAGTCGCCACGGAGGAAGGCTTCCAAATCGTGCTCGGCGTAAAGCCGGTCCTCCAACTGTTCATCGCGGCTCAGCAGGCAGCGAAAAACAGTCTCCTTCCATCGCCGCCGCCATGGGCTGAGCGTCTGCGTCAGGTAGTCGATGTTCTCGGCCTCAATGGAGTTGTAGTTGACGCGCTCCAGGTCCGCCAATTTGTGCGGCTTCATGCGGAACAACCGGCAGACCTCCAGGATCTGAAACTTTCGTTGCTCCACTAGTTGCGCCTTGTCGTTGTCCGGCGTCAAGGGAGTGATATCGGCGCCGGAATGGAGAATGGCCGGCTCGTGCGATCGATCCACACCCTGAAACCACTCCTTCCACTTCTCCTTGAATGCCTTAGCAGACTCGGGGCTGAGAGCATTGGGGAACTTGACAACAACGCCGGGCGTCGCATTGTGCGCGAAGAACTTGCTTGCGTATTTGTTCGCGGCCAACGTCAGCCCAATCACCTGCCGCGCCCGCTGCATGATATCGTCACCCTGAGTGCCGGTTACTGTAAACCCCTTCAGGTGGAATACATCGTCGGCGCGGTACTCCTTCTCTTTGCCGTCCTCGTTGTGGAAGTAGATGATCCGCCCTTTGCGGTCTTGCTCCTGCCTGACCGTGTACGGCATCCAGGGCCACAACCAAACCAGCCCTTTCTTCTCCCGTGACCGCTCCTTCCAGGCATAGCCGTTGCCTGTCAGCGCCGCGTGCGCCGTCAGCGTCTCCACGAACTCGCCGGCGGAAATGTCCGGATTCGGCAGATTCTTTAGTAAGGGAAACAGTGGATGGTCAATCGCTTTCTCTGTCGCGCTCCGATCCGCTGATCGCCGATAGAGCACGAAAGGCAGACTGCCCATATCCTCGGCAATGATCTTTACGCAGGCATACACTGCCGAGGCTTCAAGCGCCGTCTCCGCATTAACGCTGATGCCCGCATCTGAGGAGCCAGTGCCGATGCCGGAAAAGTAATAGCCGTTGCGCGCGTACCAATCCGAGAGAACCGTTCCTGCAGTAACAGTGTTGAATGCTGCCAGCGTCCCCTTCTTGCTGAGTTCGAGCAATGCCGGCTTATGGCGGTGCCACCAGATCTCGAACTTCAGCGAATTCAACAACCGCATCAGACGTACACCGTCGCCGGATCAGCATAGCCCCACTCCGGCTCCTTGGCGCTCAGTGCGCGCGACAACGCCATCATCGCCGCCACCGGCCCATCGATCTTGTTTTCCCGCCGCTCCTTCCGCGGATAGACGTTGCCCTTCACGTCTTCCTTTGCCACCACATTCCCCAGCATCCAACTGAGCACCGGGTCCCCATCATGCCGAATCGACCCATCGAGGATCATGGCGCCCAGGGCCTTCATCGGCTCAGAGATATGCAGGGTGTTCATCGGAATCTCGACCATCGGCAACCCCTCCTGTGACATACGTGTGGCAAGTTCTGTCGCCTGATATGGGTCGTAGCAGATCTCTTTCGGATTCACCCGGCGTGCCCAATCAGCCAGATCGCGTTCAATGAAGGCAAAGTCGATAATCGGACCGGGCGTCAGCGTCATTCGCCCCTGTTGCGCCCAGCCAGCGTAGAGATCGTAATTTGGCTTTCCTTTCTCCACGGCATCTTCCGGCAAGTAGTAGTCGCCGAAAACCGCCCAATGGTCTTCGGCGCGGTAGATGCGCACAAAGGCAGCCACGTCCCACTTGCTTGCCAGGTCCAGCCCGAACCAACATGGGTAGCCCTCATAATCGGACTCGGCAATGTTCCGCTTGCAACGGCCCCATGCCAGCATATTGAAGTAGCTTTGCCCGCCGGAGAGCCAGATGTTGAGCCGCTTTGTCTGGAAGTTCGCCTGCGCCAGCGGATTAACCTGAGCCTGCTTGCAAAGCGTCTCAATGTCATCCCGGAGAACCGATACGCCGTAGTTGGGATTGGCCTTTCGCCACGATTTCGGCGACAACCAGTCATCCTCCGGGTCTAGCGTGTAAATGATGCCGAAATAGCGGTCAGCCTCAACGCGCCCCTCTAGCATCTGCGCCACAAACTCTCGCTGCTCGTAACAGATGCCCTCCTTGTTCGTGCCAGCCGTGGTGATGATCCACTTCAGCGGCTGTTGCCGTGATCCGGTCGAGGTGTCAATCGCGTCAAACACCTCCCGCCCTTTGTGCGCGTGTAGTTCGTCGATGATCGCGCAATGGATGTTCAGCCCGTCGAGCGAGTCCGCATCCGAGGCCAACGGGCGAAAAACCCCGGCACTCTGTGGGACGTAGAGGTGGTGATTGAAGACCTCGACGCCCTGGCTTGCCCGTAGCCCTGGTGTGCGCAATGCCATTTGCCGCGCAATCTCGAAGACGATCCGCGCCTGATCCCGCGTAACCGCCGCGGAGTAAACTTCGGGTCCGGGCTCGCGGTCGGCGGTGAGCATGTAGAGTCCGATAGCGGCACAAAGGCTTGATTTGCCGTTCTTCCGCGGCACCTCAACATACACGGTCCGGAAGCGCCGCAAGTCATCGGCCTTGCCGACCCAGCCGAAAACCGTGGTGAGCAGGAAGCATTCCCAATCCTCAAGCCGGAGCGTCCGGCTACTCCAGCGCCCCTTGATGTGGGGCAATAGCTCGACAAATCGGCAGACTCGGTTGCCAAGATCACGCTTGAATTTGAACGGGAATCGCGGATCTTTCTCGCGCTCGCGGTCCTTGAGCTGGCGCTCGCAGGCGAGCTTGACCCAACGGCACGCCGGGATCTTGCCCTTAAGCACCGCCTGGGCATAACGTTCGGCCCGGTCGCAGTAATCATTCCGCTTGCCCACATCAGAACTTTGCCCAGGGGTCGTCCTCCGGGCCGGTCTCCGGGGTCTTCAGCCCCGCCCGCGAAGCTGGCGTGAACCCGAAATCTCGATAGCCGCGCCACAAGTGCCCCAGAATCTCCTTCATCTCCTTCACTGCCGGGTTGATATGCACCACGCCACTGCGCTTGTTGGCGATGAGGAATCCCGCCTTCCGCACCAGCTCCGCCATCTCCTGAAAGCGGGCCTCCAGGTACGCGATCTTCTCAAGCGGTCGCCCGTCGGCCTCCGTCAACACCCGCATGTGCTCGGTGAGCGTCAGGAGATCGCCATAGTGCTTCTTCGCCAGTTCGTCTTCGGCGAGCAGCCCGGTCTCGTCCGGTCGTCGCTCGGCCGGTTTCGGCTCACGCTTGTTGATTGGCCGGTGCTGCGGATTGCCTGCACGAATCCGGATCGGCGTCGGTGTCGGTGCTGGTCCTCGAAGTCCCATCAAATCTCCCTTAGTGGACAGGCAGCCCGAAAACCTGCGCGCGCATAAAATTCACTCGTCGCACGGTCTCGCGTAACGTGTTGAAAATAAAGGCTTTAGCCCCCTGGCTCTATTATTGGACGGCGGGCGCCGATGCGGCGGGACGATAGATCCAACGCTCATCTTCCCCCCGAATGATCGCGCACAATCTCTCGTCAAGGTGGCACTTGTACTCCAGCCGACTCACCGGCCCGAGTTTGTCTGACTTCAATGTATTGCAAATAAAGTGAGTAAGCTGGATGTTATCTTTCGTGTTTTCCCCATACGCTGTTACCGGCTGGCGGTGATCAAGTGCATGACCGAATGGATTCGGAGTCTCACCATGCGCATTCCTGAGAACGATCTGTCCACATAACTGACATCTGCCATTATCCCGATCCCAAATCTCGCCTAGCCGGACAAGCTCAAAATGCCGTTGCACTCGTGATCTCATCTTCTGTTTCCTTGTTCTCCTGAACGCACGGCGAGCACAGCGTCCGGAGCAGTACTGACGACATCCGCGCCCAGAATGCAAAAACGTATTTCCACATTCTGCGCACACCTTGCTCCTTGCTGGCTTAGGGCGATACAGGGCCACGTGCCTACAATGCGGACTGCAAAATCTCCCATGTTTGACCCTGCTTACAATTACCCTTCCACAGCTTTCACAGGTAGTAATATAGATCGGGCATGATCTCCCTGCATACCGTCTGGCTTCACCTAAAACCCGGCGGGCCGCGAATGCGCACTCTCTGCTACAGAACCGGTGAGCACTCATGACTGTATGCCCATTCTTTGAGTGTCCAAATTCCTTGCCGCAATATTCACATACGTACTTCTTGGCCCGCTTGTGCCGAACCTCAAGCCGACATTCCTTGGAGCAATATTTCCTCGGGCGAGGAGTATTGCTCAAGAACCATTTGCCGCAATTATGGCATCGCACCATGACTTCCGGCATTACGTATTTCTCCTCCCGCACCAGCCCCGCTCCGGCTCAATCTCGTCATGGCACTGGCGGCATAGCGGCATCAGGTTCGCCGGGTCGTAGGCTAGCCCCGGTGCCTCTCGGATGGGGCGAATATGATGAACTTCTGTCGCTAATCGTGTTCGCCCGGCTTCCTGACAGCGCTGGCACAACGGATGCTTGGCGAGCACGATTCGCCGCACTTTGCGCCATTGAGCATCGTAGCCTCGTTGTGCTGCGCTTCCGCGCACCTCATCGGCTGCCTTCGCATCAGCCCGCCTGTGCTGGGGGCAGTAGCCGCCCGTTCCGGCCCGGACCAGTTCGGTGCAACCGGGCTTGCGGCATGGACGGAGCGGAGCTTGTGCCATATCAGCCCAGGTTGCGGGGGATATTGAGGACCGGGAAGTCTACACCGGGCCAAGTTCTATGGACTCCGCCTGGCCGATCAGAGGCTCCGCCCAGCCGCTCCACCGAGTAATAGAGCACGTTGCCGCCGCTATCCGCGATCAGTTGCCAGCGATTGGATTGCTTGTCGACGAACTCCAATCGGTAATAGGTTGTAGTGCCATAGCGCAGCGCGGCAAGAAAATCAACGTGTGATGCAATTACCGCATGATCAGCGTGCTTGTCCAGAATCCTGGTCCCCTTCGGGGAGCCGTCCGAATCGACGTGTGGAAACATATATTCCTTGTGCGACAGTAGCGGCGCCACCCGCTGGCTTAAGGAGGGTGCTTGCTACACCCTGACGGCTTGCGCCGCCCCACGCGCTGCCGCGACCACGTGGCCCACTATAACCCGCCGGAGGGACCTTTCAGCCGTGAATCCGGAAGCGACCGGTCCATGTCCAGCGGGTAGTAAGGCGATCCCGAAGGACCGCCGGAGAAGACCTACGCCCGGAATGTGCCGGGGTCAGTCTTCAACTCGTACGCCAAGGGTTTTAAGGATCTGCCGGTATGCAGCAATTGCCGCATCGCTATCCGCGAAGCTCAGAACCACTGATGGGTTTTTGACGCTCACTATATTCCCGTTACGTGCAACTACCGTTTCCGGGGAGACCGGAAAGGATGTTGCACCATCTTTGTGGCGAATGCTAACCCTCATGCTGACTCCTTCCTGTTCGGCGTCAATTCGGACAATTCACTTCGCCCTGCCAGGATAAATCGCAGATTGCGTTTCATGATAGCTTTGGTGCAGCCGCTTGATCGCGGCTTCTACATCAATCCCGTGATGCTGCGCCCAGCGCTTGCCCAATGTGTGCACCGCTTCCGGATTCGGCCACTGGTGATGCTCCCGGCACAACGGAATTGCTTGACTATCCGAAGCCTTGCGCCCAAAAGCCCGCGGGCCGTAGTGGTGCGCTTCTACCGGGCGCTTGCCGCAGATCAGGCAGGGCTGTTGGCGAATCCATTCCATATACTTCCGATCTCTGGCCGGAGCGCGGGGATTCGAACCCCGATCCCCGGAGTCAAAGCCCGGTGTCCTCCCGTTGGACGACGCTCCACGGCGGCGGCTCGCCATGCTTGGAGCCGATCTGATAGCGCCAGATGGCAATGGCTTCCTCCTCGCTGTCGAAGCCCGCTATTTCCCAGAGGGGCGCAGTTGCGGGGGGCGAATCCGCCACGATTCCTTCAGCGTCCAAACTTTCAGCCCGTTGTCGAGTCTCTGCTTCCATGAATATCTCGTGCCCGCCAGTTGCCTCAATGTGACAGGGGGAGGATCGAATGGCCGGCGATAGCGGATCGCCCGCATGGGCTTTCCCTTCCGGGTCCGTACCACCCGCACCATGCCAGCGGCTTCCATCCGCTTGATCTTCGCCAGACTCCACCAGCCCAGCAACTCGCCGTCATAGCGGTACAACCGAATTAGATTCGCCGACAAATCGCCTATGTGCTTTATCCGCCGCCACATAGCGGCCATGCGGGAGATGGATTAACGACCGTCCCGGCGGTCGATGCTAGCTGGCGGTCACAAGCCGCGCATACTCGGCCCTTGCTTGCGCTCTGATCTCGCGCTTGCCTTGGCGTGAAACCACATCTATGGTTCGGAAGTACTTCGATCTGCGCATCGGCACCCACTCATAGAGGCGATCAGCTTGACTTGCCACCAGGGGGTCAACCATCCTGCTCTCCTCCTCCTCGCGCCCGCACTCCCAACATTGGTTGATCAGACCGGGCTTCCCGGGGTCTGGGGTGAACTCTTCGCCACACACCGCGCAGATCATGATGTATTCTTCCCCTCATCCGGGTAGTACAACAGCGGTGGCAAATTTTATAACCTCAAGATAGAATTTTTTTGATTTTGTGGCGGGCCTGCGTTCGCAACTTAGTCACCATCGGCTGGCTGACGCCAACAATCCGGGCCACTTCCGCCTGTGTGAAACCCAGCACGTCGCAATACAGGAAGGCGTCCCGCTCCTTCGGGGGGAGCCGTTTCATTGCCGCCCGGAGCGCTAGCCGGGCGATGATCGCATCCTCAGAATTTCTCACGGTGGTTCTCATCAAACATTTCTCTCCACGGTTTGCGCCTGCGCCAATGGCGCACCTCGCCACGGATCGAACGCTTCATGCGTTGCTTGGCGTGGTTCAGGACATGGTTTCGGTTACTGCATCCCCGCGCCAGATCCAGAACGAGCGAATAATTCCCCACGGCGATCAGATCATCTCGCTCCACAGTGGGCCGTTGCCCTGCCCGAATCATCCGGTTCGCCAGACGCCGAATGTACGGCATGTACTCATAGACCAAGCGGTCTCTTTCCTTGATTGTCATTTGGGATTGATTGGATGACTGGGGCATAGCGAGACAGTTGGATCCTCAATCTCCCCAGTCACCGGCCCGCGTGGGGGACGCCAGACCGGCTACACTTTCATTTTGCCACACCATAAAGCAATTTGCAACAGAAATGTTTTTGCGCCGCAATATACAGCGGAGCACAAAGGAATCACTGCCGCAAAGTGGCAAGCGGGGCATTGTCCAGCAGCCCTGTAAGATGTACAATGATGGCATGAGCGATAGTGCGCCCTCACAAAAAGATCCTGCTGCCATCGCCCGGGGGCGGCTCGGGGGATTGGCCGCCGCCCGCAACATGACCGCCGCACAGCGCTCGGAGCGGGCGCGCAAGGCCGGACACGGGCGGAAGCTGAAATGCACCT